TGCTGCTGCTCCAGTGGCTGGCGGCGGCGGCGGCAGTTCGTTGCGCGGCGGCGGTGGTGGTGGCTCTGGTGGTTCTCACAGCGCAGTGCCTGCAATCATCGCGGGCGGCGCAGGCGGGCGGTCGGGTTCATACGTGTCGGGCGGCGGCGCCAACGTGGGCATCGACGGCGCAACCCCTACTGTCGGCGGCGACGGGGCAAACGGCAATTCGTCGGTCGGCGGCGGTGGTGGTGGCGGCGGCGGTACCACGATCACCGCGTCAGCGGCAGGCGCCAATGGTGGCAACGGTGGTCGCGGCGGCGGCGGTGGCGGCGGCGGTGGAGTCGGCATGAACCCGGGCCTTGGTGGTAACGGTGGCCAGGGTGGTCTCGGCCTGATGTACGTCTATACCTGGTGACGCCAGCAGTCCCCCAGCGTTATGGGTGTGCATAACCGAAAGGCACGCCGATAGAGTGCCCGCATGACGCTACGTGACCCGACCGACATAGCAGGCGCAGAACAGGCAAAACGGCAAGAAGCCCGCAAAGCCAAGAACCTTCGCCTGACCGAGTTGGACGACATCAAGTGGCTGATGGGAGAGAAACGCGGGCGCCGCTTCGTGTGGCGCTTGCTCTCCCGGACCGGCATCTATGCGACATCCTTTTCAACGAACGGCATGCAGATGGCGTATCGCGAGGGGGAGCGTTCGGTGGGGCTGGATTTTTTGGCTGATGTGCATCTGGTGGACCCGGACGCGCACAACCTGATGACCAAGGAGAACAGCAATGTTCGACACCCCGCCGACGAGCGCCCCACAGACAAATAACGGCGCACCGTCTGCTGACACCATCACGAGCGCACCCGCACCAGCTCCGGCTGTGGCGCCCGCTCCTGCGCAGGACAGCACACAGCAGACCGCGCAAGCGCCTGCAACAGCGCCCGCTGCTGCACCCGCCCAAGCAACCACGGAAGCCAAGACCGAAGCCAAGACCGAGGGCGAACAGAAGCCCGAAGCCCTGACGCCTGAGATGTACGCGTCCCTGACCCTGCCTCAAGAGGTGGGCCTGGGCGCTGACGACATCAAGGGCATGGCACAGGTTGCCATCGCGAACAACGTGAAGCCCGAAGCCATGAAAGCCATGGTCGAAGCGCACGCCGCGTCTATCAAAGCGCAACAAGAACAATGGGCCATCGCTTCGGCGGCTGACCCGCTGATCGGTGGCGAAAAGATGGAGGAGCACCTGGCTGTCGCAGTGAAAGGCCTCAAAGCCTACGGCGACCCCGAGGTTAACGCTCTGCTGAAACAGACCCCACTCGGCACGCATCCCGCAATCCTGCGGCTGCTGTATCGCGTGGGACAAACGGTGCAGGAAGACCGCCACGTTAACAGTGGTGGAGCCCCTGCCGGAACCAGAAACGTCGCCGACATCATGTTCGGCGCGGCCTGAAACTCAATCTTTAGGAGCCCACCATGCCCGCACTTGATACCAAGTTTCCCACCCTCCTGGACGTTGCACGACGCCTGGACCCCAACGGCAAGATCGACGCCATCGCCGAGATTCTGAACGAAGAATCCCCCATCCTTGAAGACGCTGTTTTCATGGAGGGCAACCTGCCAACCGGCCACAAGTCGACCGTTCGCACCGGCATTCCTGTGCCGACGTGGCGCCGTCTGTACCAGGGCGTTATCCCCACGAAGAGCCAGACCGCACAAGTGACCGACTCGTGCGGCATGCTCGAAGCCTACGCCGAAGTGGACAAGGCTCTGGCCGACCTCAACGGAAACACGAACGAGTTCCGTCTGAGCGAAGACCGCGCCCACATCGAAGGCATGGCCCAAGAGCTGTCCACCACGATGATCTACGGCAACGAGTCGACCAACGAAGCCGCGTTCACCGGCCTGGCCCCACGCTTCAACAGCCTGTCAGCCTTGAACGCCGAAAACATCGTGGACGCTGGCGGCGCAGACGCTGCTGGCAGCACCTCGATGTGGCTGGTGGTGTGGGGTCCGCAGACCTGTTTTGGCATCTACCCCAAAGGTTCGCAGGCTGGCCTGCAGATGTCCAACAAGGGCCAGGTGACCATCGAAAACGTGGATGGCAGTGGTGGCCGCATGGAAGGCTACCGCACCCACTACCGCCAAGACGCGGGCCTGGTGCTCAAGGACTGGCGCGGCGTTGGCCGGATCTGCAACATCGACGTGTCGGCACTGACCGTTGACGGCACGCTGCAGAACCGCATCGACGCGCAGAAGCTGCTGATTCGCCAGATGATCCTGCTGTCCGAGCGCGTGAGCCACAAGAGCAAGGGTCGCGCCTGCTGGTACGTGAACAAGACCATCCGCGAAAACCTGCGTTTGGGCATCTTGGAGCGCGTCGCCAATAACCTGACCTGGGAATCGGTCGAAGGCAAGCGCGTGATGACGTTCGACGACATCCCCGTGAAGCGTCTGGACGCTCTCATCAACACCGAAGGGCGCGTGATCGCCTGATAGGGATCGCCGGGGGCTTCGGCCCCTGGTCCTGAAACTCAACACTGGAGAATCATCATGATTGTCGACCGACTGAACCAATTCTGCAACGGCACCACGGCCAACACCGGGGCCGCTGGCTCCTACCTGCTGGGCGATCAGATCGACCTGCGAGTGGCGTCCGACCTGGGCCACACCGAACGCGCGTATCTGGTCATCAAGACCAAGACGCTGCTGACCGCAGGCGCTGGCGGGACCATCTCGTTCACCCTCGCCAGCGATTCAACCGCAGCCATCGACCCGGCCACCAGCTCCAAGCACCTGACCACCCCGGTGCGTACTGTGGGCGCGGGCATCCCGGCAAACACCATCCTGTTCGCAGGCCAGTTCCCGTATGAAGGCACGACCCCATACGAGCGCTTCATCGGCATCTTGCAGAACACTGGTGTAGCCGCCGTGACTGCCGGGACGGTCGATGCCTTCCTGGTCAAAGACTTGGCCGCATGGAAAGCCTACGAAGCCAACACCGGGATCTGATCATGAAGACCGTGATCTATGACCAGGTGGTGTTTGTCGGTGGCTCGCGGGTTCCGGCTGGAACGCCGTTCAAGGTGCCTGACGACGCCAAGCTGGAGCCCGGCATGACCGAGGTGGACCAGCCCGAAGCCAAGGCCGAAGCGGTTGCAAACAGCGACCCGCAGACGCTGGCCGAGGTTGCAGCCGCCGAGGTCAAGGCTGCAGAGCCCAAGGGCGCCAAGGGGCAGGCACGCGTCTGATCATGCCCTGAGCGGCTGGACAGGGGCTGCACTCTTGGGGTGCGGCCCCTTTTTTCTTTGAGGTCATCATGGCATCTGAAGTCGAAATCGCAAACCTTGCACTGTCACACCTCGGGGACACGGCGACGATCTCCAGCCTTTCGCCGCCAGAAGGCAGCGCACAGGCCGAGCGGTGCGCCCGCTTCTATCCGCTTGCGCGCGACGTGATGCAGGAAGAGTTCTTGTGGAACTTCTGCACTCGCCGCCAGATGCTGGCCCTGATGGCTGACTGGAGCAGCGGGAAGTGGGCATATGCCTACGCGGTGCCGAGCGAAATGCTTCAGCCAATATCCGTATCGCATCCAGAAGCATCGAGCGATCAGGTGGATGTGCTGGGCGGCAGGACCGGGGCGACGTTTCAGATCGAAAGCACGGGCTCGGGGCAACTGGTGATCCTGACGAACCAGCGGGACGCCGAGCTTCGGTACACCGTGAAGGTGGTCGACAGCGCCAAGTTCAGCGCGCAGTTTGTCGAGGCGCTTTCGTGGCGACTGGCATCCATGATTGCAGGCCCAATCCTCAAGGGTGACGCTGGCATGAAGATGACGCAATCCTGCCTGCAGATGGCTATGGCCCTTGGCGGGAATGCTGCGGTGAAGAACGCCAACAGCAGCCAGGAAGAGCGCGGCCAGGGTGGGCGCGGATATGTGCCTTCCTCCATCGGGGTGCGTTGATGGCGATGATCCGAACCCACTCGCGCAGCTTCACTGGTGGCGAAGTCACGCCGGAGTTCTGGGGCCGAATCGACGACCCGAAGTATCAGACGGGGCTGGCCACCTGTCGCAACTTTCTGGTGTACCCACATGGCCCGGTCGCAAACCGACCCGGCACTCAGTTTGTGCGCGCCGTGAAGGACTCAAGCAAATTCACGCGCCTGATCCCGTTCTCGTTCTCGACCACTCAGACCATGGTGCTGGAGTTCGGGAACCTGTACGTTCGATTTCACACGATGGGGGCCACCCTGCTGGATGGCGGGGTGCCTTACGAGGTTGTCACGCCATACCTGGAAGCCGACCTGATGGACTTGCACCACGTGCAGTCTGCTGACGTGCTGACCATCGTCCACCCGAACTATGCCCCGCGAGAGCTTCGGCGTTTGGGGGCTACGAACTGGGTATTGCAAGCGATCAACTTCAACCCGACGATAAACCCGCCAGGCGCTCCGACCGTGACAGCCACGCGCGCCGCCAGTCCGACGAACCTGCGGGACTACCTGTACAAGATCACGTCCACGGGAGCCGACAGCGCAGAAGAGTCTCTAGGCAGCGCGTCCGGTACGACAAACCAGACGAACAACCTGCTGCAGACCGGGGCCTTCAACGTCATCACCTGGGGCGCTGTTGCTGGCGCCGGGCGATACCGCGTCTACCGCGAAGACAACGGCTTGTTTGGGTACGTGGGTGAAACTGACGCCCTGACGTTCAAAGACGAGGGCGTCACGCCTGACTTGTCAATCACGCCGCCGAACATCAAGCCCACATTCACCGGAGCGGGAAACTACCCCGCAGCCGTGTCCTACTACCAACAGCGCCGGGTGTTCGGTGGAACGCTGACCCAGCCACAAAACGTGTGGATGACGCGCTCGGGCACCGAGTCGAACATCACCTACTCGCTGCCATCTCGTGACGATGACAGCCTGAGCTTCAAGGTTTCCGCGCGCGAGGCAAACACGATCAGGCACATCGTGTCACTGCAGGATCTCGTGCTGCTGACTTCATCGGCTGAGTGGCGACTTGACGGGACCAACGGCGCCCTGTCACCAAGCAATATCTTGGTAGGCCCGCAGTCCTACGTGGGCTCCAACAACGTGCAGCCGCTGGTGGTCAATAACTCGCTGATCTACGCGGCAGCACGTGGTGGGCATGTCCGGGAGATGGGGTTCTCCCAAGACGCCGGGGGCTATATCACTGGCGACCTGTCTTTGCGCGCCACACACCTGTTCGACACGCTGCGGATTGTCGACATGGCCTATGCCAAGGCCCCGATCCCCTTCTGCTGGATGGTGTCCTCCAACGGCAAGTTGCTGGGGTTCACGTACATACCCGAGCAGCAGATCGGCGCCTGGCACCAGCATGACACGATCAACGGGGAGTTTGAGAGTATCGCGGTCGTGGCCGAGGGCGAAGAAGACGCTCTGTATTGCGTGGTCAAGCGCACCATCGACGGCCAGCAAGTCCGGTACGTCGAGCGCCTGAAGTCCAGGGCATTCGACAGTCAGGAAGATGGTTTCTTCGTCGACTGTGGCCTCACCTATTCTGGAGTCCCTGCTGACAACATCAGCGGACTGGACCACCTTGAAGGGCAGGAGGTGGCGATTCTGATTGATGGGGCGGTGCATCCACGGCGCACCGTGACAGGTGGAGCCGTCACGCTAGACGTTGAGGGATCAACCATCCATATCGGCCTGCCGATCACGGCAGACCTGAAGACCCTGCCGCTGTCCTTCGAGACGGGCGGCATGGGTCAGGGCCGGGTCAAGAACGTCAACAAGGTGTGGCTGCGGGTCTACCGATCAAGCGGCATCTTCACCGGCCCAAGCATTGACCGATTGACCGAGGCCAAGCAGCGCACGACAGAACCCTATGGGGCGCCTCCAGCATTGAAGACCGAGGAAATCGAAATCATGGTCGAGTCGGACTGGACAGACACCGGGAGCATTTGCGTTCGACAGGCTGACCCGCTTCCCTTGACGATCCTGTCGATGTCTCTTGAAGTTTCAATAGGTGGATGACATGGCAATCAAGTGGCACACAGGCAGCTACAACGCGTTTGGCACCATCGACCCGCGAGACGGCGGCGTCTACGGCGGGAGTGCCCGGTCGACCAGTGGTTCATCGTTCGGAGGCATGGGGCCTTCCATGGTGGGCATGGGGTTTCAGGCCCTGAGCAGCGGGCTCGCCGCCTACGGGCAGGCCAAGCTGGGCAAGCTGCAGCACAACTTCGCGATGTCGACCGCCAACTGGCAGAACCAGATGATTGGGCTGCAGCGTCAGTCCATCGGCATCCAGGCAGAAGGCCAGATTTTGCAAGGCCGGGCCGCTCAGGCGCAGGCGGAAACACAGGCAGCAATCGCCAGGATCAACGCCCGGCTGGCTGAGAGCGCCGCGCAGGGGACGCTGTTCTCGGGGCAGCGCCAGGAGCAGGCCAAGAGGCTGGAGACGGCGGCGTTCAAGTCTCGCCAGCGCGTGGGATTCGCTGCGAGCGGCGTGGACCTTGGCAGCGATTCTGTGGTCCGTGTCCTGACCAGCACCGACCTTGTAGGAGAGGTCGACGCCAACACCATCGCAGCGAACGCCATCCGTGCCGCGTGGGGTTACCGGACCGAAGCGGCGAACCACCGGGGCCAGGCCCTGATGTCAAGCGCGAACGGGCAGATGGCGTCCGCTGGCGCACAGGCGCAGGCTGCTGCAACGCGCGCAGGCATGCCGTCGACCGTCACGCCACCGGTTGCCGGTCGTCCGTTGAGTGCTGGCCGGGCTGTCACGACATCCCTGCTCGGTAGCGCCACTCAGATCGCGACCACTTATTACACCCTGAGCAAACAGGGTTTCCTGAACTGAAAGAGCCGATATGCCAAGAGTCCCAACCCTCGATGCTCCGTCAGTCTCCAATACCACCACTGCGGGCGCGCGGTTCTCTGCCCCTCAGTTCGCCGACCCTGTAGCGCCCAACGGCGCGCGCTTCAACACGCAAGCGCAAGACATCCGGGTGGACAACAGCGGGGTGCGGGCCGCGCAAGGGCTGAACGACACCCTGGCCGATGGGGTGAACAAGATCGCCAGCGTTGCCATGAAGGCGCAAAAGGAAGCCGTTGACCAGGCGAACCAGATCCAGATCAACGACGCCTTGAACAAGGCGACACAGGCAAGGCTGGCCCTGACTTATGACCCGCAGCAGGGATACGTCCATCTGCAAGGCAATGCAGCCATTGAGCGACCTGACAAGCGTTCTCTGGATGCGGAGTACACAGAGCGGTTCGCCGACAGCATCGCCCAAATCGAGCAGGGGCTGGGCAACGAACAGCAGCGGTCCATCTTCCGGGAGAAAGCCGGGGGCCTGATGGTGCAGTTCCAGGGCGGTGTGATGCAGCACGTCGCCAAGGAGTACGCAACCCACGCGATCAGCGTGCAGGAGGGCACCATCGCGACCAACATCGGACGCATGGCGCTGGAGTACGGCAACCCGGAGGCGGTGCTGGACTCGATGAACGCGATCAAAGCGGCCACGTTTCAGGAGGGAAAGCTTCGGGGCTGGTCGGCCAAGCAGACTGAAGCGGCCACGGTGGAGAACCTTTCCCGGGGTCACTCGGCGGTGATTCAGTCCACCATCGACCAGATGCCGGAGTACGCAAAAGAGTACTTCGAAATTCACAAGGCCGAGTTCACACCACAGGCCCGGCTGGCTGCGAAGCGACTGGTTGACGAGGGCGACTTTGAAACCAAGACGCAAGACGCATCTGACCAGCTTTGGGAGAAACACAGCGGCGACATGAAAGCCATCATGGGCGAAGTGCGGGAGAAGTACGACGGCAAGGACCGCGACGCCATCGAAACCCGAATAACTGCGCGCAATTCCAAGGAGCGCCAGATCCAGAAGCAGTACGAAGACGACACGATGGAGAAGGCCCTGGACCGCCTGAGCCGGGGGCAGGCCATCCCTACATCCTTGATGGCCCAACTGGCGCCGCGCGACCGGCTGCAGGTTCAGCGGGAACTCAAGGCACGCGCCGAGTCAGGCGGTCCGGTCGCCAGAAAGACCGACATGAAGACCTGGCTGGCCTTCGCTGACCTCACTACAGAACAGAAAGCCAAGATGTCGATGGCCGACCTGTACCGCATGGCCGGTCCTGGCATGAGCGATGCAGACCTCAAGAGTGCAGCCAAGGAAGTTCAGAACGCCCGCGAGTCCATCGCCAAGGGCAGACCGCCTGGGCTGGAACTGATGACTGTCACCGAAGTGGTGAAGCAGGAAGCGCGGGCTCTTGGGATCATCCCAGCCGACCCAAGCAAGAAACTCAGCGGCGACCAAGAGCAATCGCTGGACCGGTTCCGCACCGACCTGCAGGGCCGCATCGTCAACCACGAGCAATCTACCGGCAAAAAAGCATCGCAGGACGACATCCTGGCCATTACCCAGCAGATGAAGGTCGACACCGTTCGGGTGCGCGGTCGCCTGTTCGGTGAGTCTGACCCGGTTCCGGTGGTGGCACTGGACCCAGCACAGCAGGAGCGGGCACAAGTCACCGTCCGGTCACTGGATGGCAAGGGCATAGAGAAGGTACCACTTAGCAGTGTGCCGTCCTCGTTCCGTCTGGAGTATGCAAGCCGAGCGCGAGCCCGTGGTCTGCCCGTCCGTGAGATGGACATCGCACAAGCCTGGATTCGCGCAGGCAAACCGAGAGACTGAACAGAATGCAACCATCACGCTTTCCCGGCATCGACGACCAACTTGACGAGCTGGTCGCCCAAAACCAGGGCAACCGCGCCGAACGGGTGCAGCCGTCCCGGTATCCGGCCATCGACCAACACCTGGGCGATATGCAGCGCTCCGAGCGCCTGGCGGTGGAGAACACCCTGGACCTGGCGCTTCCAAGGAACCCGGACAAGGCCGCTGAAGCGCAGACCCTGGCCGACCGGTTCCGGCTGGACATGCAGACCGTGCAGGCCAAGCAGGACGAGCTGGCGCGCATCGCCCGGGGTGAGGACATCCGCAAGGCGCTGATCGCTTCGCCCATTCTTCGGCGTCAGATGACCGACATGAAGTTCGCCGAGATTGCGCACGACGACGTGGAAACGCTCTCGGGCATGGAGCGCACGTTCAAGAACGTGATGTCCGACATCGGCGTCACTGCGTTGAAGGGCGCTGTCGGTCTTCCGCAAGCGTTCCTCGGGCTGGCTGACATCGTGTCTGGTGGCGAAATCGGAGCTGGGGCCAAGGCGCTCGGGGTGGATTTTTCGCGGACTCAACAGATTCTTGAAGACGCCTATAGCCCGGTGCAGAAGCGCCGGAACAAGGAGGTGGCCGACGCTGAAGGCTTCTGGGGCACCGTGGGGACCGCTCTCCAAAACCCGAGCGTGATCGGCAAGGCGACCTTGGAATCTCTGCCCCAGATGCTCGGGGGTGCCGCTGTTTCCCGGGGGCTTGTCAGCGGCGCGACCGCGCTGTCTCCGCTCGCTGCTGGTGCAATTGGTGAGGGCGTGATCGGCGCCGGGTCTGCGGTGTCTCAGATGCAGGGCGCGCAGGGCGACAGCGTGAGCCTCAAGCAGTCGCTGTCGGCGCTGGGGTCTGGCGCAGGTACTGCTGTGTTTGGCCTCATGGGCGGGAAACTGGCACAGCGGCTCGGCATTGACGACATCGACACGGCACTGGCCCGGGGCGGGTTTGACAAGGCGGCAGCGCAGAACGCCAAGACGATGTTTGTCGGCAGGCTCGGCGCTGCTGGTGTCTCAGAAGGTGTTTTTGAGGAACTGCCGCAGTCTGCCCAAGAGCAGATGTGGCAGAACTTCGCCACTGACCGGCCCATCCTGCAAGGCGTGGCCGAAGCTGCGGCCTTCGGTATGGTGGTGGGCGCTGTGACGGGCGGGGCGTTTGAGGGCGTGCGGACGACCATGATGCGCAAGGACGCGCAGGCCGCCGCTGCCATCCAGAATGCCGACGCGCTGGGCCAGCTCGGTGAACTGACCAAGGCCAGCAAGGCCCTGGCCCGGTCCCCGCAATCGGTCGCTCAGTTCGTGCAGGAAGCGGCCAAGGATCAAGGCGCGGAGAACGTCTACGTGGACGCCCGGGTGCTGAACCAGTTGGTGCAGGAAACCGGGGCCATGCTGCCCGGGCCGCTCCGCGATCAACTGGCCGAAGCCACGGCGCGCGGCGGCGATGTTGTCATCCCGGTGGGCACCTTCGCCACCGAGATTGCCTCGACCGAGTACGGGCAGGCCCTCGCGGATCATGTGAAGCTGGACCCCAACGGCATGAGCCGGGCCGAAGCTGTGGAGTTCATGGCGACCAAGGGAGAAGAGCTACAGCAGGACGTGGAGCGCACGCTGTCCAAGCAGGAGATGGACACCACATGGCAGGCCTCGCGGGATGTGGTGAAGACCTCGATCATGGCCGAACTGGACGCCGTGGGCCGGTTCACGCCGGAGAAGAACGAGGCCGACGCCGCGCTGTTCGCCAGCTACTACGCCGTGCGCGCGGCCCAGCTGGGCACCACGCCCGAAGCGCTGTATGCACGCCGGGGCGTGAAGTTCGCCGCCGAGTCGGTGAAGGACCGCGTCTACAACCAGGGCGCCAGCGAGCCGGTGGCCGAGACCACCGTCACCGTGAAGGACGGTTCTCAGTTCGCCCTGCGCATCTCGCGCGAAGCGTTCGGCTTCGGGCAGGAGACCCCGAACTCCCTGCTGGTGGAAGTGCGCGACCCGGCCACCGGTGAGCGGCGCGGCGTGATCGACTTCGACGTGCAGGCCGACAACACCGTGGCAGCGGAGAACGTGCGCGTGGCCCAGGGGTTCCGGGGGCGCGGCATCGCCGAAGCCATGTACAAGGCGGTGGCCGACGCGGGCTACACCATCAAGCCGGGCCGTGCGCAGACCACCGCAGGCGCGGCCATGGTGCAGCGGCTGCAGGACAAGGGCCTGGTGCAGCCGGGCGGGGTCAACGTGTTGAACCAGTCCAGCACCGCACAGACCGACACGCCCGAGTTCAAGGCGTGGTTCGGTGACAGCAAGGTGGTCGATGCTCAGGGCAAGCCGCTGGTGGTGTATCACGGGACGGCTGCGGACATTGACCAGTTCAGGGTCTCAGAGCGAGGAACCTACGGCGGCGGGATCTACCTGACGCCCGACGCTAAGGGGGCGAGCGACTACGCGATTTATCGCGGTGATAAAAGTCCGACCGTCTACCCCTTGTTTGTGAGGATTTCAAACCCCGCAACGGGCAAGGAGGCCGCTCAGGTGGCGTCGTGGAAGGGGGAGGAAAACGCACGGGCCGAGCTGATCGCCCGCGGCTACGACGGCGTGGTCGATATGCGCAGCGGCGAGATCGTTGCGTTTTTCCCCGAGCAGATCAAGAGCGCCATCGGCAACCGTGGCACCTTCGACCCGAACGACGCCAACATCCTCAACCAGCAGGCCCGGGGCACGTTCAACCCCGAGAACCTGACCATCAGCCTGCTCAAGGGCGCCGACCTCTCGACTGCGTTGCACGAGGGCGCGCACTTCTTCTTCGAGAACGACATCGCCCTGGCCGCTGAACTGGTGCGCGAGAACACCGCGTTTGGCGCCGACACCCAGAACGAGGGGTCACTCCAGATCCTGGCCGACGTGTCCGCGCTGATGAACTTCCACGGCATCACCGGGACCATTGAGGAACAACTGGCCCAGTGGTACATGATGGACTTCGAGCAGAAGCGCACCGCGCACGAGCGCGTTGCCGAAAGCTTCGAGGCGTACCTGTTTGAGGGAAACGCCCCGAGCGTGGAGCTTGCCCCGTATTTCCAGCGGTTCCGCGAGTGGATGCTGTCGGTGTACAAGTCGCTCAAGGACTTCCTGACGCAGAACCCCGAGGCGGGCAAGCTGGACGACACCGTTCGGGGCGTGTTCGACCGGATGCTGGCGACCAAGGAACAGATCGAGATCGCACAGGCGGCGCGCTCCATGATGCCGCTGTTCGCTTCCGCCGAGCAGGGCGGGTACACCGCGCAGGAGTTCGTGGCCTACCAGCAACTGGCCGCGCAAAGCAGCGATGCAGCCGCCGACGAACTGGAAGCCCGGGCACTGCGGGACATGGCGTACAGCCGCAACGCCCGGGGCCGGGAGTTGAAGCGCCTGCAGAAGGAAGCGGCGGGCTTGCGGTCTGATCTGCGGATCGAGGCGCGGCGTCAGGTGATGACGCAACCGGTGTACCGCGCGTGGCAGTTCCTGACCGGGCGACTGACCAAGGACGACAGGGCCGCGCTCAAGCAGATCACCACCAAGAGCGGGCAGACCCTGAACCCCGAGGTGGATTCGCTGTTCGTGGCGATTGCCAAGCTGGGCGGGCTGGATCGCGCCGGGGTGGAAAAGGCATGGGGCTGGGACCCGAAAGAGCGCAGCCCACAACCTGCGTTCGGCCAGCCATTGCTGCGCCGAGAGGGTGGATTGAGCATCGACGCCATGGCCGAGCGCCTGGTGGAAGCCGGGTATCTGTCGGCCATCGAAGCGGATGCCGACTACCTGACCGAGTTCGAGGACAAGTTCGACGCAGAGACGCGGGGAGATGCGCAGTTCTCCATCAGCAAGGACTATGCCGACTCCATGGAGCGCCGAGCGGGCGATGACATCGAGGCTGGCACGCTGAACGCCGGGCGCTTCGACTCGGTGGCCCTGAAGGAAATCGGGTTGCCTGAGGAACTGACAGCGCGCCTGGACGACCTGGGCATGGTGGCAAAGGACGGCCTGCACCCTGACATCGCCATCGACATGATTCCGGGAATCAACACCGAGTTTGCCAACGGGGAGCAACTGGTGCGCGCGCTGGCCGCTGCACAGAAGCCCAAGGACGCTATCGAAGCCCTGACCGACAAGCTGATGATGGAGCAGTACGGGGAGCTGGCGACCGAGGAAGCCATCGAGCGATCTGCCGATCTGGCGATCCACAACGAGGTTCGCGCCCGGCTGGTGGCTTCGGAACTGAACGCCATCAACCGCATGGTCGGGAAGCCAAAGATTCTCGACACCGCTGCCCGGGAATACGCCGGGAAGATGATCAACCGGCTGATGCTGGCCAGCGTGAAGCCACACCTGTACGCCGCTGCAAAGGCCAGGGCGGCGCGCGCATCGGCCAAGGCGTTTCAGGTGGGCGACCTGCAAGCGGCATCGGTGGAGAAGCGCAACGAGCTGATCAACGCCTATGCAGCAGTCGCAGCCAAGGACGCGCTGACCGAAGCCCGGGCCACGGTGAAGTACTTCAACACCCTGACCAAGGGCACGGACAAGAAGACCGTGCAGCGGGGGATGGACCCGGACGTGCTGAACGCGGCCCGGTTCATCCTGGGCGCCTACGGGATTGGGGAGCGTGCAGCAGAGCGCGCGGCGGACTATCTGGACGTGATGCGCCGGAACAATCCCGACATGGCCAAGGTGCTGGAACCAAGCATCACGGCGACGCTGGCCAACGCCAGGCCCTTGGAGCAACTGACCATTGAGCAGCTTCGGGGTCTGCGTGAGGAAATCGAAGCCATGGCGCACCTGGCCAAGCGCTCGCGCCTGATGGAAGTCGCCGGCAACCTGCTGGACCGTGAAGAAGTGGTGGCCGAGCTCGACGCCAAGCTGGAAGAGATCGGGGTTCCCGAGTTCATCCCTGGGGAGAGGTCCGCGATCACGCCGATGGAAAAGGCGAAAAGTTCCCTGCAGTACGCCGGGGCCATCCTTCGCCGGGTGGAGCAGTGGGCGGAAGCCAAGGATGGGGCATTTGGTGGCCCGTTCCTGCGGTTCGTTTTCCAGCCGGTGAAGGAAGCCGCCGACCGCTACCGCGCCGACCGGACGAAGTACCGCAAGCAGTACCTGGACCTGGTGAAGGCCATTTCCCCGAGCATGAAGGGCGGTCTGATCGAGGCGCCTGAGCTGGGGTACACCTTCGGCAAGGGGCACAACGGCGTCGCCATGGCCGAGCTTCTGCACGCCATCCTGCACACCGGCAACGAGTCGAACCGGCGAAAGCTGCTGCTGGGCCGGGGCTGGGCGGTGGACATGGGCGAGGGCCAGATGGACACCGGACGGTGGGACGCGTTCATCTCCCGCATGCAGCGTGAAGGCGTCTTGCGCAAGGAGCACTACGACTTCGCCCAAGGTGTTTGGGACTTGCTGGACAGCATGAAGCCTGCAGCCCAGAAGACGCACCGCGACGTGTTCGGCATGTACTTTGAAGAGGTGACCGCCGACGAGTTCAACACCCCGTTTGGCACCTACCGGGGCGGGTACGTCCCTGCTCAGGCTGACCCCCAGATCGTCAAGGACGCATCGCTGCGGGAGCTTGCCGAGCAGGAAAACCAGTCCATGGCCTACTCGTTCCCGACGACTTCCAAGGGCTTCACCAAGGCCAGGGTGGAGTACAACCGACCCTTGAAGCTGGATCTTCGAAGCCTGTCCCAGCACATCGACAAGGTTCTGTTGTTTACCCACATGGAGCCAGCGGTCAGAGACGTGAACCGCGTCATCACCGACAAGGACCTGAGCGCGAAGCTTGCCCGGGTCGATCCGGCTTCCATCGACGGCATGCTGGCGCCGTGGCTCAAGCGCTCAGCAACCCAGCAGGTTGAGACACCGATTGCCGGGGATGGCGGGATGTCGCGGGTTCTGTCCACCATCCGGTCGCGCTCGGGCATGGCCCTGATGTTCGGCAACATCTCCAACACTCTGCAGCAGGTAACCGGCCTGCCAGGTGCAGCCAACAAGGTGCGGCCCGGCCTGCTGGCGAAAGCAACGGCCAGCTACCTGGCAAGCCCCAAAGCCATGGCCGAGAACGTGGCCGCGTCGTCCATCTTCATGAA